CGTGAGAATAACTTTTTAAGTCTGGTCCAAAAACTCCGTTAAGAAAACTAGTCAGTATGTTGCTCATAGTAATATTTAGCCGTAAAAAAAGGCCCAGTTTATGAGCCTTTTTAAGTAAGTTAATAAAATTAACCCGTTGCTGACTGAGGGAATGCCGCCTTATTAACCACAAATGCACCTGCCAATTCGGCTAGTTCATTGTCGCCGCCTGCGGCTACTTGGATAGCATTATCATATTCAATTGTTAATGCAATTTCCATTGGAGTACTTTCTGCGTAGGCTAGTTCATTATAGTTAACCGTTTGTAAATAACATCCGCTTATTAACCATGTCTCTAATACTTTTGGATCATGACTTCCGTTACCACCATCTAACATTTCAAGACGTGTTTGGAATTTATAGTCAATACCACCTGCCGCACTTGCTTGTTCAAAGAAATCAAATTGCTTTTGTAGTTGTTCGCCGACAATTTTAGTAACATTACTGTTAACATCATCACGAATACTAATTGCCATTGACTGCCATGTCGGTTTGCCAGCATATTTAATCTGGCTGTTGTACACGTGAATAGTTTGATTTTCAAACTGTACCTGTGGACGAGCCGCAGTAACTACCTGCTTTGTTAGTTCAGTTGTGCTTCCAACAGTTCCAAAGTTTTCAAAATAAACTCTAAAACGATATTTCAGTTTCGGCATCAACAGTCCTTGCGAACTGTTGGCACCCGCTGTTGGTACTGAAAATCTATTTAAACTTGCGATTGCCATATTATTGCTCCTTGTTCTTTATATTATAGGCCTGCTTTGATAGCGCCTGTGTTTTTCAAACGCAATGGTATGTAGATGAATTCTACTGCTTTCACAGGCTCAACAGCAATGTCTAACCAAAGCTCAGAACGATCAACTCTTGTTGGAGTATTGTTGCTTTCATCACACACAACCGCAAAGTCGTAAAGTGCTCTTTTACTTACTAACTCAATTAAGAAACTTTGTGCCGCTGCCTTAATTTCGTTACGAGTAATTTTATCGTTTGGTTCAAACAAATATGGTTTTACTAAACGATCTAACTGTCTACGTAGGTAACATACCAAACGTGCTACGTTAATTCTATCTAAAGAACTAGCATTAGCGGCTCTGGTATATTGTCCATATGCAACAATTCCAGCACCTGTCAATGTAGCAATTGGATTAATTTTAACGCCTGCTAGCACATCTCGTAAACTGGTTGGAAGAGCAGTGCTCTTGAATTCGCCGTCCATAACATAACCAACTGATGTTGCATTGTTAACATTTCCTCGGCGTGTGCCTGCTGGTGCAAACCATTCAAAACTTTGTTGGTCGCTTAATGCAATAGTGCGTAGCATCATATGGCTTGGTGGAACAACAATGTAGTTTCCTGTGTTGTCGTTTGTGTAACCACTTGGATAATACATGGCCATATAAGCATCGTAACTTACAGCACCAGTGTCGTTGTTGTCAAATGCACCGTTTGTGTTATTACCCCAGGCTGCTAAATCTGTACCTGTTGGTTTTAATTTAAATGGTGTATCGCCAATTACAAACGCTGTTTGACCACGATCAATATTAAATGCAATCATGTTTTGAATTGCTTCTGGATATCCAGGGCAAGCAATTAGATTGAATATAACTGAATCTGTATCACGGATTGCTTGATTTGTATCAATTTGTGCCTTCATACCGGCAACAACAAATCCTCGTTGTGCGTGATGTCCAAATGCACCAGAACCGTCAGCATTGTTTGGACTTACAGTAACCCAACGTCCAGTAACATAAGTTGATCCACTGTTTGCTCCGTTCATAACTTCGTCACCGTAACGAGCATTTTTGCCATCGTTAGCATTGATGTTGATGTAGTTAGATTCGTATTTCTTAACGTTGAATCCGCTTCTACGTAGATTCCATAGACGCATGCCTTTTGGATATAGTGCTGGATCTGGACTATCTGGATCTACATAATTGCTTGTTAACAGAGTTTTAACTGTTGTGCTAACGGTAGGACCATCTGTTCCCATGTTTGACCAACGTGCATCAGCAAACAACCAACCATTTGGTGTTGTTTGATCTGTTGCATCTTGTGCTACCCACTTCAGTGTAGTTCCGTTATAAACATAAATGTTCTTTCCATACATGTCAATATCGGATGTGTCAACCCATATATCACCGTTTACCAATGGTGTACCGTCGCTTTGAGTAGTGGGTGCTAGTGCAGATACAATAGGACCTTCTGGGTCTGAGTTAGGAAATGCTGTTGCATCTTTATAACCAACAAACTCGTCACCGTTGTGATATAAAATATCAACCTGATCTACAACAGAACTGTACCATAGTGTGCCATCTGTTGGATCAGTGTAAGGTACTACTGAGTCAGGTTGGTATACCAATGGTTTCCAGTTACTTGCATAATACTGATATCCGTCGCCTTCAAATTCGCCAGCGGCATAGAAGTTTTGTGTACCTGTTTCCATGCCGTCGGTATCTCTTGCCCATGGAGTTAATTGTAACAATGTTTCCAAAGGTGTTGCTAATCCATCTAAGAATTTAATTTCACCACCTGCTGAGTGTTGAATACTTACGCTAGTAGCATTACCAGTATCACCGTAACTTCCAGGAACTGCTGAAACATAAGTTAGTCCAGCGGCATTAATTTTGCCAATGATTGTGTCAAGTGTATCATTACGTGCTAAACTTACTGTCACAGGATTGCTATAGTTAGCAACACCGCCAGTTGATGTTTTTAGACCTTCAATAATGTTGAAACTTGATGCTGTGCTGACAACAGCAGTAGTTGCAGTAGATAAAACTGTTGTAGGACCTGTGCTATTTCTGCGCCAGATATTAAATTTTGCAAACTGGGTATTAGCACTTGATGTACTCCATACACCGGTACCCTTGTCATAGTTCTGTTCAATGAACAAACTTCCTACTGCTGAAGTACCTAAGGTATTAAGAGCAGTTTGTCCGTCAGCATATATTGGAGCATTTACTCCTGTAAATCCGCCACTTGCGGCGTTGTAAATTTTTACTGTCCAATTTGCACCTGCATTCGGCGAAGTTGTTTTAACATAAACTGATCCAGTTGGATCAAGTGTATAGTCTGGATGTTTAGTATGAGGACCTTGGAATAGAGTAACACCTGCACATGTTGCAGGCAATCCATCAATACCAATTGCGGTTAACATAGCAGTACCACCTGACGCATTTCCTGTTACGGCTATTTTACCGTCTGGATTAGTTCCATCTGATTTTGCTGTAGCATCTGCATACAGATCTAAGTAACCGCTAGCGTTGACTCTAGCACCAAAACCACGTGTGTGACCAACTGCATTAATGGAATTAGCCAATGCTGTGATTGTAGAGCCACTTAGGGTAATAGTCTGGTTGTTGATTACAAATGCCTGTCCGTTGAAAGCGGCAAGATCTGGATTAGCCTTGGTACTTGTTGCAACAGGCCATGAAGTCTGCCATACGGTAGATTTCCAAGTAGCGGAAGCACTAAAACCAGTTTCTACGTTGCTACCAATTTCTGACCAATTGCCGTCTTTGTTTTTGTACCAGTAGTGGACTTCAGTTGTTCCTGCAACAACACAGTATGAACCATTTGTTCCAAAACTGTCTTTAGGCGTTTCATTATCGCTGGTAGCAGTTGCTAGATTTGCGTTATCAATGATTAATGGAATCTTATTTGTGAATGCTTGATTAACTTTGTTCCATTCAAAAATACCCCATTTAGTATTTGATGTATCTAACCAGTAAGTACCGTTAACTGGATTACCTTCTGGGTTAGAAGATTGAGGAAGCAAAGATCCTAGATCTAAGTCGGCACGTACAACGTATGCTTGTGAACTAACACCTAGCAAACTGTATGCGGCTTGCAGACCGTATTCGTTTAGTTCCCCGCCGTGTATTGGATTACCATTTGCATCTGTGTAGAACAATGGAGTACCGAATGTCTCTGATAGATCTCGCTGGCTAGTAATTAGCCAAACTTTACCTGCGTTAGCAGGATCTGTGCCCGGAGCAGTTCCTGTTCCGCTAGCATTTTGTTTATTGCTTGCGCTTGCTACAAAGATCATAGGAGTTGTCGACGGAGCCGCCGGTAGATAAAAACTCTGATCGATAACTGATACTTGTACGCCTGGTGAATTTAGTGCCATTTCAAATCTCCCATATAATGGTTTTCTTCTCAATATTTAGCATATATGGTTAAAAAATGCTGGCTTAAATACCTATGAAAAGGGCACCAAAAAGGGCGGCGTATGCGTAATACTTGTAAAAAATGTCAACAGAGGCCAGTGGCTGTTAACTATCGTAAGGAAGGTAAGATCTATTATAGATCTACCTGTGATCACTGTGCTCGAGGATTCTTAACAGACAAACCTTCTTGGGCTAAATTTGGCTACAAGAAAAGAAATAGTTGTGACAAGTGCGGATTTAAAAGTCTGCACAAAGAAGTGTTTAATGTGTTTCATGTTGACGGGAATTTACTAAATGCCAACCCCGCCAATTTAAAAACTATTTGTGCTAATTGCTCAGTAGTGCTTCGAAAAGAAGGGGGGAAATGGCGGCAGGGCGATCTCCGACCAGATTTTTAATCTTATGAAATAGATCATCAATTGTTCCATCATTGGTTAGCACGTGATCAAATTTGGTGCCTACCCAGGCTGTTTCACTTGCGTGAATTTTAAATTCTTCTAATCGTTTTTTACCTAATGCCCAGCCCATGTGTCTGTCACCTTTATTTGCATCTATTGCGGCATCATACCACTCCGGCTCTGGACCTCGCTTTACCCGAACAACAATACCTCCAGCATCCCGTACTGATTTAATTTCATTAGGAAAACGGCAGTCACTAATGACTATGTCATCTTTCGAGTTGCGTAGTTTATTCTCTAATGAAGCAATCCAGATATCGTCGTTAAAGCCTTTACGACAAACTTCAGTGCCCCAGTATTGTAGCACCCAACGAGGAGTTAACTCGGGCATACCTAGGCGTTCTGCCCACCAAGGATCTACTTGCTCACGCCAAGTGCGGGCTTGTGTAGTGCGGCCTTCTAACATGGTTCTGTCCCAACCAAATACCTGTGCTACTGCATCTTTGAGGCTGTTGGCAAATGACTCGCGTCTAAAACCGTGGAAATTAGTAAGATAGTCGGCAATAGTATCTTTGCCAGACCCAATAAATCCGCATACACCAATAATCATAGTATCTCCCCAAATAGATACCTTAGTATATATTATCCTATGACAAATGTCAACGGCTGTTGGTTATCTTTGTTGTTAATTAAATCCTGCTCTAACATTTCCATTTCGGCCTTGCCTTCGGCCTTTAGGGCTGTTCCGTTTAGATTTGTTCCACCCTGCGGGCTAGCAATAGTAGCAAACTTTTCGCGGGCTTCGCCTAGGATAACCTTTGCTCGTGCTGTAGCATAATCTCTAATCCAAATACCTGCCCAGGTATCTTGAAACAATATAAAATCTGGCTTATAGTTGTACATCCAAAGTAGAACATTTTCTTCACCACGGGGACGTTGAGTAATTCTTAACTTTTTAGTAACTGAATTCCAATCAAAGTTAATAAACGAGCCAAACATTTTACCAACTAGATTTTGGTATTGCGAAAACATCATGTAAGTTGCTAGACCGCCCATGTTAGAACTACTTAATAGATAGGTATTAGAATAGGCCAAATTAAATGGTTCAAATAGCGTACCACCATCACCACCGCCTGATCTTGAACCAATACTTCGTCTAAAAATCTGTCTAACCTGCATAACTTCAGGCGCTAACTGGTATTCGTTAACATCTGTTTGCAGTGTTAGATATCCAAAACTTTCTTCTACAGAGTTTTGACTACGTTGTCTATACTTTCGCAGGGCAATATCTATAGCAAGATCGTAGTGCTTAGGATCCAGTTCTACGTCGATCATACCGTCGCCTAGAGAGGTCTTGATATAATCAACCACTTTTTGTTTTTCGGTTTCTGTTTCGTTCATGCTACTATTTACCTATAAATACACGACTATGCCAAGACTATCCATGTACCGTCCTGAAAAGGGCAATGATTTTAAAATGTTAGACCGCAACATTGCTGAACAATTTCAGGTGGGCGGAGTTGATGTTTATGTCCACAAATATGTAGGGCCAATAGATCCTGTTTCCGGTGAAGCAACACCCGCTACTCCAGTAAACGGCAATCCTATTCCAGAGTTAGGAATACAGGATGTGCTGTTTATGGAAAACAGAGATCGCAAATATGAGCCCGACGTTTACATAATGCGTGGAATTTATACCATGCAAGATATAGATTTTAATCTAATGCAATTTGGATTCTTTTTAAGCAACGATAACGTAATGATTACATTTCATTTAAGAAGTACTGTCGAAGCACTAGGCCGTAAATTGATGATAGGTGACGTTCTAGAACTGCCGCACTTGCGTGATGAGTATGCACTAAATGATTCTATGGTTGCATTAAGAAAGTTTTATGTTGTGTCAGAAATTAATCGTGCCGCAACAGGTTATAGTCAAACATGGTATCCACATTTACTTCGTGCTAAATGCGAACCAATGGTCAATGCACAAGAATTTGCTCAAGTTCTTAATCAAGAAGTAGCCGCTGACCCTAATGCAGGTATACCAACAGGTGTACCTGATGGAACTAAACTTGCAGATATATTTTCATTGTACAACAAAAATATTGAAATCGATAACCAGATTATTGCTCAAGCAGAATTAGATGCTCCTTTAAGCGGA